AACCACTTCTTACTACGCATTGGCAAATTATTTACAACGTCTAGTGCATAACCTTTAAAGCATTCTCTTGGGTTAAGTTCATCATTGTCGTTGTCTCGATACTCTGGCTTTGCACAACCTTGTTCAAATGGCTTAGGTCCTGGTTCGTTACTGTTCCAACATAGTGTATAGTATGCAGTATCGTCCATTAGACGATGTCCTGTCTTTGCTTCAGGATCACTAATAGGAAACTGCCATACGTGTTGCTGTTCTCCTATAACAAACTTCCAATCACTATAATCTCTTTCTAAGTCAGCGTACCAACTTTGCATTGAGTATGGATTAACCTTGCATAACTTTTTAACTGCCCAACCTAAGTCTGCTTGGTCGTGCTTTTCTATATAACGCTTCATTTCCATTAGGCGTACCTCGGGTGTGTTAACTGTACGTTGTCACGCACTCGTGAATTCATATCAACTGCAATATAATCATGTCCATATAGTACAAGGTCGTTTGGTATTTGTGCTTCAAACTTTAACCATTGCTGTTCTAACTCTTCTGGCTCTACATTCCAATGTAACATTTCACTTGACCATATGTTAGTAGTCCACATTACCTTAGTACCATGTACACTATTAATAACATCAAACAGTTTAGTATTATCATATATAAGATCTACTACATGAAACTCATGTTTAAGGTCTCTGTACCTACTCCATAGTCTTTGAAATGCTAATGAGCCTCCAAAGTCTTTTAGTTCTTGCTCCCAAAACTTTTTATAGTTTCCTCTGTACGTAGAACTAAAGTTATAATCTAAATCATTTTCTATTAACCACTTGTCTAAATCGTAACCGTCCCAAGTTTCTAATAAATGTTTCTTATAATTTAAACTTGCTTCGCACCAATCAAAGTAATGTACTGTAGTACCTTCATGAAAGCCGTTTGCATTTAATATTGCAAGTGGTTTAAATCCTGCGGCCGCACTAAACAAATGATCGATTAGTTTTCCGCCTGTCCTTACTCCTTCACTACTTAAAGTTTCTGTGTTAAACGCATATACTCTATTCTTTTCTATCTCTTCTTGGTATGCTTGTTTTCTAATCCAGGCTTTTTGACTTTGATTAGTTAATTCATCTACTATAGGGCTTTGTTTGTTGTACCATACTGCACCTAACTTATCTGAATCACTATAAGGATATAAAAATACTTTGCAGGCTCGCATGTCGTTGTCTAAATTATCAATCTGTATGTTTTTACGCATAGCAATATCAATCCAATTAGAACCATCGCTAGTTGTAGCATACTTACTTGTACCTTGCATGTTTTTAATCCACTTAGGTGTGTAATTACTATGAATAGTATCTTCACTTAGACAATAATTTTGCAACTCCGGTTTTCTGTCCCAGAAAACACCCATCTCATCAAATGCTGGCTTTCCTAGTTCAACCCATTTGCTTAAATTTACAAACAAGTATTGTCTATGTAACCCAGGGTATGCACCTTTAGTAAGATAATGTTGATTCTTTTTGTCCATGATGTGACCAACTACAAAAAACTGCGGATTGTTTTCAGCATATTCCACACTTTGTTGCACTAAACTTGGTCCTCTAAACAATAACAGTCCTTGACATGCTACCATTGCAAACTCTTTGTCTTTTGCTAGTGCTTCTTCAAGAATTGTTTCAACACGTTTATGAAATCCTACGTAATTACACATGCCCATCTTTAACATGCGATTGATATAAAAGTATGTCATATCAAAAGAACGTTTTTGTACTGTAGCATTTGGTATGTCGCGACTAATATCAAGAATACCTACACCAACACGGTTGTCAAGGTTGAGATTCTCGTAGTATCTATCAGCTGTGATGCTATTCCAGTCTTTCATGTTACCCCTGATTAGTATAATAGCTTTGTCTTAGTACATAAAAGAAATCTCTAATACGTCTGCCTAGTTCATAATGTATAATCATATGTATACGAGGCGTATCACTATCGTTATATACTGCATGTACGTTTGATATGTCCATAAGGAACGCACTACCTTGGTCTTCAAACGGAACTATACCGTGGTCTTTAAAAATAAAGTTACAATTTTCTGGATTGTTTAGACTAATATTACAAACACTCAAACGCTTTTCTTCATCTGACCTATCTTGGTGTGGAAGAATGTATCCACCTGGTTCAAGTAACATAAATCTTACACGATTTAAAAACTCTGCAGGCCACACATCTGTTAAAAACTTTTTAGTAACAGGACATTCGTCTGCTACCCAAGTCCAATCTAGCTGTTTAATTGATTCTTGTCTATCACCGTAAGTGTTTAAACTTTGAGTATCTTCATTTAGTCCGTGTAGTGTTAGACTTTTCCAACCTTTGCCATATGTAGTTTCTCTGTGTAAATGAAACTTGTCTGCAAGTGCTTCAGCTTCTTTGTGCATTTCTTTCCAAGGCTGGTTATCTAATGCACTTAGCCTAAAACAAGGCCAGCCACTTTCCATTATAACCCATTTAGGGTCAAATTGCTCTGGATACTTTACAGTAACAATGTCTTTTCTACGTTTTATGTGTTCTATATCTGCTGTCATAACTCTACTATGTCATTAAACTATCTGTTAAATATACTTATGCCTTACCTAACTGCTGATACACTAGATGCGATTGTCGTTGATTTCACAAGTCATTGTAATTCTATGTGCGGAAATTGTAGTAGAAATTTAGGTGGTGTTAAGGTAAATCCTTCAATGCCATTAAGCCACATGACTATGGAAACATGGAAAAATATCATAGATAATGCTACTACTAATGAAATAATATTTAATGGTAATTATGGTGATGCATTAATGAATCCTATTTTGGTTGAAGCACTTGAATATGCCGCTTCAGAAGATATACAAATTATGATTCATACTAATGGTGGTGTAGGTATGCCAGAACAATATGTTGCACTAGCAAACGTATTAAAGAAATTTAAGCAACCTAGTGGCGTTACTTGGAGTATAGACGGATTAGAAGATACTAATCATTTGTACAGACGAGGAGTTATATGGGAACGCATTATGAATAACGCTAAAGCGTTTATACAAGCCGGTGGTAAAGCACGTTGGCGTATGCTAGTGTTTGAACATAATGCACATCAGTTAGAAGAAGTAGAACAGTTAAGCAAAGACATGGGCTTTTTAAAATTTGACATTAATGGTGGTTATACTTTTACTGCTCTTAATAGTATAGTTGACGGTGCTATTGAAAAATTTAAAGCAAATAAAAAAGACGAAGCTCGTGTAGTTAAATATGATAGTAAACATCTTGACCAAGTTGAAAGATTAGAAAAAATTAAAGACTTTAGCGAAACTACTATAAAATGCAAATGGCAAAACAAAAGAAAAATACAAATTAACCATATAGGTGAAGTATTACCTTGTTGTTACTTACTAAGTGACCGTTGGCCTAAAGACATTAATAGTCCGTATGCTAAACAACAAAATGATATTGTATGGCCAAATGTAAACGATAGATCATTAACAGATATAATTGAAGGTGAAGAATTATTAATGCCAAGTAAAAACAGATTTAAAATATGTGAGGTAACCTGCGGTGAGATGTAAATACTTAGACAATCAAGTTTGTGTACGATCAGATGGACAATATCGTCTATGTTGTGTTAGCCTTGAACAAACTAATAAAGAAAATATTAAAACACATACCCCACAAGAATGGCATGACAGTGACTTTCATAAAAAGACTGTTAAGGAGATGGAAGAAGGTAAATGGCCAGATGCTTGTACACGTTGTGAACAACAAGAACTACAAGGTATTGACAGTATGCGTACTAGAGTAAAACCAGACGGTACTAGATACGTTAGAAACTTTTATGGTCCTGGACTAAGTCATCTTGATATTAGATTTGGTAATAGTTGTAATCTTAAATGTGTTAGCTGTTGGGAAATGAGCAGTAGTAGTATTGCCGAAGAAGCTATCGAAATGAAGAAGGCCGGTATTGTTCCATTACACGGAGTGCTTGAAGTTCCAAACTTTAATTGGGCATCAGAAGAAACAATGAAAAAGTTTGATGACTTGCCTATTAGAGAAGTTTATCTAACAGGTGGCGAACCTATGATGGTTAGACACTTAGATAAGTTTTTAGAAAGACTTGATCCAAGTGTAGTAGTTAGATTTAATACTAACGGAACGTTATGGAACCCTAGAATTGAGAAACTACTAAAGAGATTTAAATTAGTAGTTATGAGTCTTAGCTTAGATGCCGCAAGTGATAAAATTAATTACATTAGAAGCGGAAGTAAATGGGACGAAATAGAAGTTAATGCACAAAAGTATGCAGAGTTTTGTAAAGTTGACGTAACTCCAACACTTAGTATTCTTAATGCGTTATACTATGACGAGCTTAAAGAATATGCTACTAAGAATAATTTTAAAATTTACGATAACTTATTAATTCTTCCAGAGTGGTTACATGTTAAAAATGCTCCTGATAGTTTAAAGGAACAGTTTAAAGGAATACATCCAGATGTTGACGGATGGGCAGATCATCCCAGTGATCCTAAAATTATTGAACACTTCATAAGACAAATAACAAAGCAAGATAATTGGCGTAAGATGTACATTAAAGATTACTTGCCAGAGGTGGCAAAGGCTTATGAAATTAATTAAAGAAAATACCGAATGGGGTAGAAAAGTATTTGAGCTTGAAGACAGGTTCCGTAAAGAATGGACTGTGATTGATCGAGAAAGACTTGAAGAACATATTATTATACTTGATGAAGTTATGGAAGGCTGGGTAATTGATTGGGGCGTTGATGACGAAAAGATGTTTATTGAATATCACAAAGTTCCTGGTACACCGGCAAGTGAGTTTGCTCACACACCACAGTTTATAAAAAAGATTTACGACTTTTGTAAGTTTACTATCAATGAAACTAGTCCGTATGCACACTACGACTGGGTACTAAGTAATATTATGATTGACGGTGATAAAATGTATATGGTAGATTGGGATAACGTTGGGTTATACAACGAAGAACAAATCATGACTAAACTACATTCTGATTTAACAAGTGCATTTGGAGATAAATTTGACCCCGCAAGCCTTTAGTTACGCTACACTAGGTAGTAATGGAATGATCTACATTCCACCATTTGGATTAAACGAAAGCATTGACTATATGCTTAAAATGGATCCAACTACATATGATATTACAAAAATTAAACTTGATGTTGACGAGTCTACAGAAAAGTGGCAGAACGGTATTGTTTACCGTAACTTAATTTACTTCTTACCATATAACGAAAGTAAGATCCTAGTTGTTGATACAGAAACAGATGCTATAGAATACATTGAAGTATCTCCTAAAGGCAAAGGCAAATACATACAAGGACATATACACGGTAATGAAATTGTAGCATTACCTTACGGAGAACATGAACCGTTTAGTTGGGCTATGCATCTTAATCTAAATGACCATACACTAACGCATGTGCATATAGAAGTACCAATTGAAGATTGTAAAAAATGGCATACTACACAAATGATAGATGGAATTATTTACGGAGTACCTCGCGGTGAAGCACCTGATCCTCCTATGTTCCATCATAGAATTCATTACGATTGTAACACTATGAAATACGAAATTATTGATATGCGTAACCATTGGTTAGACGTAGCTGATATACAATACACTAATAAAAAATTTACTACGTTAGCAAAAGTAGGACGTAAATTATATGCTCCGCCATACAGCGAAAACCCAGAGTTTGATACTTTATTACGTTTTGACGGAACACGTTGGTTTAGTGAAAACACAGGATTAAAAGAAACAAGCAGAATGTATTATTCACATACTGTTGCACGTAATGGGAAGATTTATTTTCCACCTGCAGGACATGATGAAGACTGGAGTGAAATGCTTATCATTGACAGCAACATTGATGCATGGTACACACAAGATTTGCATATAGGAAAAGAAAGTAAAAAATACTTTGCTGGTGTAGAAAACAGCCAAGGAAAATTATATTACATTCCTCGAGGTGGTTGTGTATGCGAACCTATAGAAACTTGGAAGAGTCAAGGAGACCTTGCAGAAATATTAGTAGTTGACACTAAAGACGATTCGTACTATACTATAGATGTAGGAGATTATTTTAAAGACTCAACTACAATAGAAAAGTATAACAACTGTTTAATACATGAAGATGTAATTTTTGCATTTCCATATGGAGAAAGTGCATCATTTCAAACTGTATTAGTTTTTGATACAGTAAAAGAACAAGTAGTACATACTGTGGATCTAAATAATGTATAAAGCATTTCAAGACTTTTACAAAGAACAATCTATTAAGCATATGCTTCTAGTTGAGCATAACAATGAATTACTGAGCCCTCCGTTTGCTACAGAAAAATGTAAAGACTACAGTAAAGTATTTTACAAAGGTGATTATATTAATTTAGATTTGCTACCAGCAACTAGCAAGACTAATGCTGTTGCACAAATTAAAGATAGCAGTTGGTTTCTTCCATATGGTATTTGGGACGAATTCAATACTGTTGTAGAACTACGTGGCACAACACCTTACTATCATACATTACCATTCAAAGGTAAAGGACAATTTTATAGTGTAGCAACAAACGGAAAGACTGCATTTAGTTTTCCATTAGGATATGAAGATACAAACTTTGGATTGTACATTGACGGAATAATTAAAACACATGAGTTGCCTATTAAAGGTAAAAAGTTACATATGGGAACTGTGTACTGCAACGGACGATATTGGAGTATGCCTAGAGGCGATGAACCTGGTTACAATACGCTTTTAAGTTTTGATGGTGAACAATATCAAAGTTATGAATTAGATGTTGATCCTAATATTACTAGAAAGTACACAGACATTATTGTTAAAGGTAATACATTATACAGTTTACCGTTTGGAGAAACTAAAGGACTTAACACTATTGTAGAGTTTGATACAGAAACAAATACTGCTACGTATCATACTATCGACGGAGTAGACTTTGCTAAAAAATATAACTGCGGTGTATTACTAGGTGATAAAATTGTTGCTGTACCTTACGGTGATGAACATGCTAATGATAGTAACTGGGGATTAGTATTTGATACAGTTACAAAAGAAACTACACAGTTTGATATCAAATTAGACTTTGGTGGCAAATATAGATTTAGATGTGGTATTGAATACAAAGGCAATGCGTACTTCTTTCCAAGCGGAACACCTAGTTGTCCTGTTATAGTAATTGACGATCAAGGGTATATTGTTAAAGACGAAACTTTCAAAGGTTTAATTTTTGGTAGACCTATTATACACAAAGACTACATAAATGTATTAGGATACCACATCGAAACACAGGAACATTTTATCTTTGTTTTTGGTGATAATTTGAAGGTAAAAGAGGTAACCAAAATATGAAATGTTTTGCTCCTTGGCATAGTATTACAGTACGCTTTAATGGTGATATTGTACCCTGCTGTGTGTATAAAGAACGCTATGGTAACGTGCTTAAAACACCTTTAAACACCGTCTTAGACAGCGTTACAGCGTCATACACAAAGGATAGCTTCCGTAATGGAGTGTTACCGCCAGCTTGTCAACAATGCACGTTAAAAGAAGAATCTGCAGGTCATAGCAGACGTTTATTCTTCCGTGATACACTCAATCCAATGTTGGAAAATACCAATTACGACTACTCAAAAAACTTCACAGATATCTACTTTTTGGAGTTTAATATGAGTAATATTTGTAATTTGAAATGTCGTATGTGTAGTGGACTTGCTTCTAGTGCCTGGGTTAAAGATGATATCAAATTACATAATTTGGACAGCAATTATCAACGCCCTGTTGACAGTCCAGAGTTTGGTTACACAAATAAAAGCGAACAAATTATAGAACGGTTGTTTGAAGATCCTACTCCATTTATGAACTTACAATATCTAAGCATACTAGGTGGGGAACCTTACATGGAACCTGCTAACAAAATAATATTACAAAAGTTTATTGATCTTGGTATCGCTAAAAACATTACACTTGACTGGACTACTAATGGTACTATTGTAGATGAGGAAGTACATGAACTTGCAAAACAGTTTGGTCAAACTAAATGGAATATAAGTGTTGAAGGTACTGAAGGACTATACGAATATATTAGAGGTGGTAAAAACTTTACGTTTGCAGAACTAAATGAAAATTTAAAACAGTTTAATTTTGCAACTAGAGTAATTATTACTACAACTGTTATGGCATATAACATTGCACACTTAGATAAACTGTATTGGTGGTTTGAAGAAAATAAACAAGACAACTGGGAAATATATTTTACAAATGTTGTAGTAACACCGCCTTACTTAAATCCGCAAGTTTTACCTAACAGCGTATTAGACAAAATTGATTTTAGATTTCCTAATATAAAGTACACTAGCAAAGACGATAGTAAACTGCTAGACACGTTTGTTAAGTATACAAAAGATTTAGATAAAATTAGAAACGAAAACGTATTAGACTATTGTCCAGAACTTAGTTTTTTATTTAAGTAAGCCTCTTCGAATCCCTCTTCCCGTGCATATAAAGGAGCACCATCACTTCCTGCTCTCCACAGCCTTTTAAAATAACTGTCAGCTGATTGCAATGCTGTTTGGTCGCTACAATCAATATGTCCTTTAACCATCCAAAACAGTCGGTATGCTTCTTTCAGTTCTGCTTCGTCCATTGCCACGGTCCTTCCGTATGTATATATCACTCAAACATCCGCATACTGTTTTTCCGCATGTAATAGGCTCAGTTGGTAATCTATATCGTTCCATATTTCCTATTGGGCCACCAAATTGACAATCTGCTCTATATAGGTTACCCCACATATCTACGTTTACTCCGTCAATGCCTGCCCAACACTTCCAACCAGCAAAGTTATTCATTCCTGATATAATTAAATCGTTTGCTGTAATAGGTTGTTCGTCAAGTTTAAGATCGCCACGATGTAGTTTATCATCGTTAACTTCTCTAGCAAATGGCCACTGGCCAATTATTTGTTTTTGTTCGTTACTATAAGGAGATACAGTATTAGTAATATGCTCTCCGTCTGTTTTATCTAAAATAACTTTAGGATATATTGACATCCTATCTGTTCTATCATATAGGTATTGTGCTATTTTATACTGTTCGTCAAATGCTTCTTTGCCTGGTGGCAACATTAAATTAACAATAATTTCACAAGTTGTTGCATTTGCAATTTCTACAAAGTGTGATGCACTTGAATATTCTGGGTGGTAACTTATAAGCATACCATCAGTATATGGATCTATCTTTTTAAAGTATTCAACTGATTGACTTCCGTTTGTAACAAAACTAAATGTGTGTCCTTGTTCTTTAACAAGTTTTGCAAGATCAATAAAGTGTTTCCAATACGTAGGCTCTCCGCCACTAAGTCTATAACAAATTTCTTTAGCAGGTACTTTAAAATTCTCAACAAAGTTTTTAACAGTTTCCCATTTAGGTTGTCCTGTTGTTCCATTGTGCAAATGGTCTGGACAATAAGAACACCGATAGTTACACTTATTGCTTAAGGTCCAACTAACTAAGAACCAATCTTCTTTTGCTTTATCTTGATAGTCTAGTTTCATTCGCTCATGCTATTCTTAATAATTAAATCGTGTGTACGTTGATTTAGTTTAACTGTAAGGATTAATGAATGTAGTCCGTTAGTATAACTAAACACACTATGCTCTTTTTGGAAGTTAATAAAATGTACATATTCTGGATCAGGATAAATTAGTTTCTTATCTAGTATATGTGCATAGTTCTCAGGTTGGCATTTACCAAACGTAACTAGTAATCTAAAGTACTCCGGACCTACTCCTGGAAAATCTCTATGTGGTGGAAAGAATCCTCCCTCATCAACTCTAAGTAAATGTACACGACCAATGTCAGGTGCAAATACATCTACAAGACTTGCAAGTTGCGGAATGTTCTTGTATACTTCAGTTGGTGTTGTAAAGTTTTCTTCTTTCATTTCAACATCGTGGTAGCGTTGCATATGGCCAAAGCTATTCAAATGATAGTTGTCCATTACATCACCTGTATGACTTGTTACAGGTAAACCCCAACGGTTGTTGTGTGTATCTTTTTTTGCGTTATAAGGACACCAATTATCTTCAAACTGTTCTAACTGTTGTACAAGCTCATGCCCGTTAACTTTTAGTTTTAGTTTTACCATGTCGCCTAAATTACATAGGCTATTCCATAGTAAGGCTCTTTCGGTATTCATTATATGTGTTCTCCTAATTCGGGAAACGTTTTTCTAAAGTCCGTTCCACGTTGTTCATCTAATACTCTTAAATAATCTTGTAGTTGAGGTAGTTTATTTGACCAATCTTCGCTCATCATATATTCTATTAATCCTTCAAATCTTCTTTTGCCCATTGCATGTTCGTTCCAAGCACTATTAAATTTTTGGCTATCAATAAACCGTTCTATATTATCTTTAGCGAACTGTTTATATGCTTGTGGTAGCACACGTATATTTAAGTATGACGGAAAGTATACTAAGTGTGTACCTATAAGCCCACCACCAAACGGCAATACGTTAATATTATTAAACTGCTGTTGGATTTTCCACTCTGCAAGTTCATGTATATATGCTACATTTAGCAACTGTACTGCACAGGCCATGTTAACTTTGATATTAGGTCCTGCTTTATCTAATTTATGTAAGTTTGTACTTATATCTTTCCATTTACTTGGATAGCGTATATAATCATTCTTATCTCCATACGCATCAATACTAAAATTAAATGTTACTTCCTCAAAATGTTTCCACAATGCAAATAACTTATCAGGTAATTCTAATCCATTACTGTTATAACGTATACAAATATGTTTACTAAATCCGTTATCAACCATAAACTCTAATATAGCATAATGCTCTGGTATTAGTAGAGGTTCGCCTCCTGCAAAATACAATTCTTTAATATGTTGTGCTTGGTCTTTCATAGAATCAAGGAAGGATCCTTTCTTGTACCAAGTATAATCAAAGTCTTGATCCCAACTTTGTTCTGCAATTAAGTCTTTGTTTTTGTATTTAGGTTTTTGTAGTTTCCATTCTTTAATCCAACTGCTTGAATCATGTGGACTACACATTACGCACTTTAATTGGCACAAGTTACCAAGGCGTAAATCAAAGTAAGGAATGTTAACAGGTAAGTTACCGTCTGCGTCTGTTTGTTCTACAATACTATCAATGTCTAAACGCTTTTCCCACACTTTAGTTTCCCATTGACGCTTACTTACAATACCTTTTTCTTCTTCTGCAAAACATTTACGACAACTTGCAGGTACTTGGTCATTTAGCATTTGCAATCTTGTGTTACGCATATGCTCACTATTCCATACTTCTTCAATAGTATGGTCACGCATATTCATAGCAATGCCGTCTTTCTTAACAAGCCCTACTGTTTTGTCATCTTCTATCCCTGCACCTGATGCATTAGCAGTACAACAAACTCTAACGTCACCGTTAGGTCGTGTTGCTAAATGTATCCAAGGTAAAGGACAAAATGTTTTACTCATGCTCATGCCTTTCAAACTGTGCGTTTAGTTTATCAAACGTTCCGCATTGTTTTGAACATTCTTTAAGTCCAGTACTAGTCCAACAACTACTAATCTTGTTAAAAAAGCCGTTGTCAAAAATCTCTTCAAATGAATGATTGTGTAAATTAGGATATTCTTTAATTTTTGTCATGTAATCTATTCTTGAATGAGAGTGTTGTGGTAACCATTCTAAATCTAACCAACAACAAGGACTAACGTTTCCGTTTGCGGCAATATACATTTGTTTATCTTGAACTGCTTTACAATTAATAGTTGGCATAGATTCGTTCCTAGCTTTTTCTGCTGGAGCAATCATTTCTAAACTCTTTTGTGATGGTAATAGTGTATGCGTAATATTATAGTCGTCATCAATTACATCTAACTTACCATCTCTAAAACGTGTAGTATGCTTAATACTAAATCCTTTAAAGCCTAAGTCTTTACTTAATTGTTCACATGCACTTACTTGGTGTTCGTTATGTTTGAATACAAGCATATCCCATCTTGCATCTCCACCTGCTTCAATAAATGCTTGTGCGTTTTCTAAAATTTTCTCATAGTTTGTACTAATTCTATATAACGCATGAGTATCTCCTAGTCCGTCAATACCAAATACAATTTTTACTCCTACATCTGCAAGACTTTTAAACCAGTCAGTAGTTCTTGCACTTCCGTTAGTGTGCATTTGCAAGGTCATAAAAGGATTGTGCTTACGTAGGTATTGCATTATGCCTAGTGTGTCTTTGGCCATAATAGGATCGCCTAAGTTACCACACATATTTAGAAACTTTAATTGTTGTACAAAACTTACAGGAAACCATTTTGTAAATTGTTGGTAACTAATTTCTGTAAGATCTAAACTGTCAAGTTCAGGTCCACCATTGATCCTTCTTGGACACATAGGACATCTTGCTTGGCACCTTGTTGTAACTTCTAAATGTATTGATGTAATATCTTCGTAGTTATACATCTTTTGTTCCTATAATCATAAATCGTTTATATTTTGTTAATTCTAATTCTTTTGCAACTTCAATTTTTAACTTTGATTTCTTTTCAAACTCGCCAAGCGTTTCACTACAGTTAACATGTTCTTCTAACTCGGTGTAGTTATTAGATTGTAAAATTATCTTTGTACCCTTTGGTATATTATTTAACCATTGCATATATTGTTCTTGTGTAATATGTTCGCAACTTGTATTAATAACAAAATAAGGACTAGTTGTATATTCGTAAGTACACATATCTGCTGTAACTGCTTCAAACATACCTTCCATCTCTTGACGCTTGTTTACTGTACTTGCAATTTCTTTACAAACAGGATCAAGGTCTACACTTGTAATATGTTTAATACCAATATCACTATTGAATAACATATTTGCTAACACACCATTCCAACCGCCATGTATAACAACACTAGCATTACTAATTGTTTTAGCCTTTGCTTGTAGAATATCAACTAACCAAGTTTTAGATTCTAACTGTCCGCCCCAAAAACTTTCTAAGGTACGGCTTCTGTCATCGCTGTTACGAATAGCGTCCATCCAAAACTTAATATCTTTAATATCTATTTTCATAATTCGTTAACTAACTTATCAAAGGCTTCTTCACCTAATACATTGTATAATACTACTACTAAGAATATAAACCATAATAACCAAAACACATAATAGCCTAACTTTGTCCATCCTAATCCTAGTATTTTATATACTGTTGGCATAGGCAAATACTTTTCAAATAATGTAGTAATATCCCATACAAATTTAAGCATAAAAATCCACATCAATGCTCTAACGTATTTGTTCTTTATATCAGAAACTTTAAAGTTTGCTTGTGCTTCTTTTACTTTTTTATCATGCGCCTTATAGCGTTCCCATAACTTCTTCATAGTTGTACCTTTGGTATTTTATTATCTGCACTACTAACACACGTATCAGTTACACACTTAGATGGTGTCTTAAACAGCGTAAAACCGTCTTTAAGCGTACCTAGAGGTTCATCGCTACAACTGTAAGCTCTTTTAACTTCATCGCCACGTATGATGCAACTTTGATATCCTGCGTTACAAGTCCAGCCTTTAAACTTATTAAAGCCAAATGCATTTAATCTTTCTGCTTGGTCAAGTTCGTATTCTATTCCATCATTTGCTTTGAGCCTAACTTGTGCGGTTTGTTGCTCTGATTCTGTTTGTAGGATTTTTGTTTGTTCTTCCGTGTAACCACTGACCACAAATGACGCAGTTGGGTCGCTTTGTGGCTTAAGAGTAACATGTATTCCTCTATCAATAAATCGTAATGATCTTTCATAATATTCCTTCCATAGATCGGGTACCATAACTTGATTGATTGTTACTAGTACTCCTTCTTTCATAAGCTGTAAACACTTGTCTCCAAACTCTTGTTCATTTGCAAACTCTGCATGGAAACTTGCTGTAATACTTCTACGTTGTAATCCTTTAGTTGCTTCTAACCATTTGTTCCACCATTTACTTCCTGGTGATAAATTTGTAGTCATATGTAAACTTTGATATTCTGGTGCTGTATCACTACAGTAATGCTCTATGAGCTCCCCAAAGTCTTTATATGCTGTTGGTTCTCCTCCGCTAAAACTAAAATGAAATTGTGTATACCCATTGTCTCTTGCTTGACTTTTTATTTCATCAATAGTACTTTTATATAAACTTAATTCTTGATGGTCAGGCTTATCTGTATTTGCATAAGGCCAACAGTAGCTACATTTATAATTACAAAAACGTCCAAGTATCCAACTAACATTAAACAACGGATTGTCTAACATTGTTTTTTGTCCTAAAGACGTTATGTTATTAAAAGGAATCGTTTGCATACTGTAGTTCTAACCATTCAAAATCGTTTATTAACCCCAAATCAGCGCCGTCAGAAAGGCCAAACTGCATACCAGCATTAGCACCTCGTAACGCATATCTACTATGTATTCCATCAGCATGAGTAGTCCAAGTTTTAAGTCGTTCATTTGTTTCTTCCTCTAGTTGTCCTTGTATTGTTTTACTTGCCAGCTTTGCACATTCTCTAAACGCACCACGCCATGTACTTAATGGATCTGTGTTGAACGCAGTAATGTTACTAACTTCTGGCATTGCTTTAAATTTATCACTAATACTAGTAGTCATATCATTTGTTGTAGTGTCCATCTTTAGTGTAAGCATACGTGGTAATAACTTAACTCCACCATATCCATACTCTAATCCGTTAACAGGATTTCTTGCTCTCCACACATGAACACAATCTAAATCGTAACTACTAACTTCGTGATCAAATTTAAAATCGTCTACTATCTGGGCGTCACCATCTACAACCCAAAACATTTTTGTAAAACATTTTTTAGCACCTGCTACGTGTGCTTGGTGAATTCCTTTAACATCTTTAACACGCTTTGCCATCGGATATTGTTGTTTAAGTTTATCCCAATTACTATCAGCGTTTGCTTCACCGTAACTTATAAAAACAATATCATACATGTGGTGCTATCTCGTTAGCTAGTTCCTCTTGTATTAATCTATCTACATGACAGTTATCTGGGAACCTGTCGCTGTCTGTCATAATTTTAATTACTTTTTCGTATTCGTCAACTATAGTTTTAAACTCTGTATCTTCACCTTCTGGTATATGAGGAATATTAAGTTCAGGTTTTTGTCTAGCAAACATACGTAAACTCTCTGCCGCATTTTCTGTTAGGTCTGGTCTACGTCTACGAACATTTTCTGCTGTACCCCAACTACTAATTAATGGTACTGGTCTTCCTATTATTTTATCCATCCACTCACGATGTACATATTTTATAAAAGTATACTTACTAATATCTTTAGGTAGTTTACCCCAACCTTCAATTACTAACCAAGGTATACCTGTTTGCTCGTAAATTGCTTGTGCGCCATCTAATGCTATTGTAAGTAATTCATCACTTATCTCTTTAATGCTATTAGCATTTCTAATTTTATCTTCGCTTTGATCGTAATACTTTTGCAAGTCATATAGTCCTGCTTCATCTGGCCATAAACTTCTTTTTAAATCTCTACAAGGCTCAGTAAGCATCCATATGATTAAATTAGGTTTATAAAATACTGGACTAGTAAAACAAGGTGCAAGACCTAATGCTTCTTCAACTTTAAAAATTGCTTCAAAGTTACCTGATCCACCAAACGCATAGTTGGCAGTAGCATGACCCATTTGATCTAAGTTGTAACCAAATCCTGGCCATACAACTTGAAAAGGCTTAGGTGCAGAACCTTCTAAATATTTGTCTTTATTCCACGGTTGAAATAGTTCTGGGTGTTTAGGATTTGCACAAGCAGGTCCTGGAATAATAGTTCCCCACTCACCTAGTGCATTACTGTCACCAACAATTAAAATTTTCTTCATCGTGTGTTTCCATAATGGAATACTTCTAACTTTTTAGACTCGAACTCTCTCCAAGGATCAACTACAACACTTCCTTCACTAAGATAACAGTAAAGAGTTGGATGTGCTAATAATGCTACGGCTGTAAAAGGACCACGTTGTGGACTAGCCATTGGATCAACTTCAATACAATGATAGCCTGCTTCTTTACAATAATGTCCTACTAACAAACTATAACTTCCGTCAGTATATGGTACTCCTGGTTTATATGCAATGCCATTTAACAAAATAGGTAAAGATCGCTCCTCAGCAATCTTAATCAAATAATTTGCCATATTTTTAGCCTGCACTTCTCTTGCATTCATTATAGCATCAAATATGTCATATTGCAACCCCAAATTTTGAGCCATGTAGCGTAGAGCTATATTATCTCTTGGATGACATGCTCCACCGTCGCCCATTCCTGCTTTCATATAACTTGGACCCATAATACGCTGATCACTTTTGGCAAGTGCATTAGTTACTACATCAACATTAATGTGTCCTTGCTTTTCTGCAACATCTTGTATCATATTAACTAATCCAATTTTTGCACTAATAAATGTATTGTAAAATACTTTGATACATTCGCACTCGTCCCACGTACCAATTTCATAACGTGGATCGTTTTCCATTATAGTTTTGTAAAAGTCTACTAATTCTTTTGCATCACCTGTAGTACTTCCATCGTCTGTACCAATCATAATCATTTCAGGATTAACCATATCCCAAGCTACTGTACCCATAGCAATCAAATAAGGATTATAAACAAATCTAGTATTAGTTACTAGTGGTGCAAATTCTCTACGTACTGTGCCTGGTAATACTGTACTAATTAATACAAGTAATTGATCTTTATTCATATGCATGTTTGCTTCACGTATGCAATCAATTACAATGTCGTATCCAAAGTCTTTAGGTTCTAAATGAGCCGTAGGTGCTTTGCCATCATAGTCTGGATGATGTGGAGTAGGTACTGCAATGAATACAATATTTCTATCCTTAACAGCCTCTTTGATACTAGAACAAACTGTTACTTTGTCGCTCTTAACATTAGCAACATCATACCCTGTTACATCATTTCCCTTTT